AACCAGAGAAGATCAGAAAGATATGTAGACTTTGATCAGATGGAGTATACTCCTGAGATTGCATCAGCGCTGGATATATATTCAGACGAAATGACAACACACAGTGAACTTCACCAAGTCATAGATATCAAGTGTGACAATGAAGAGATTAAGTTGTTGCTACATTCTCTTTTTTATGACATCCTTAACATTGAGTACAATTTGTTTTCTTGGTGCCGCGCTATGTGTAAGTATGGTGATTTTTTCTTATATCTAGACCTAGACGAGAAGCTGGGTATAACTAGTGGCATTGGCCTCCCAACAGCGGAGGTTGAAAGATTAGAAGGTGAAGACAAAGCAAACCCTAACTATGTTCAATATCAATGGAATACAGCAGGCTTAACCTTTGAAAACTGGCAAATAGCCCACTTTAGAGTATTGGGCAATGATAAGTATAGCCCATATGGTACATCGGTTCTAGAGCCAGCGCGCCGCATCTGGAGACAACTAACCTTACTTGAAGACGCAATGATGGCATATAGAATTGTTAGGTCTCCTGACCGCAGGGTTTTTTACATCGATGTTGGTTCTATACCACCACAGGACATAGAACAGTATATGCAGAAGGCAATGACTCAGATGAAGAGAAACCAAGTCGTTGACCCTGATACTGGAAGAGTAGACCTTAGATATAATCCATTGTCTATTGAGGAAGATTACTTTATTCCCGTCCGAGGCGGCCAAAGTGGTACAAAGATTGAGCCCCTGGGTGGAGGAAAATACACTGGAGACATCGACGATGTTAAGTACCTAAGAGATAAATTGTTTTCAGCCCTTAAGATTCCGTCCGCGTATTTGACTTCTGATGCCGAGAAGGCAGTCGAGGATAAGACAACTCTAGCACAAAAAGATATAAGATTTGCAAGAACAGTGCAACGCCTTCAGCGTTCTGTCATTACAGAGCTAGAAAAAGTTGGTATTATCCATCTTTACACTTTGGGCTACAGGGACGAAGACCTTGTAAGTTTTAAGCTAAGGCTGAACAATCCTTCTAGAATAGCAGAAATGCAAGAGCTGGAGCATTGGAAGACTAAGTTTGATATCGCTTCATCTGCAACAGAGGGCTTCTTCTCTAAACAGTGGTTAGCAAAAAAGCTCTTCGGCATGTCTGAAGACGAGTTTGTGAGAAATAGAAGAGAAATGTTCTACGACAGGAAGTTTGAAGCTGCCCTAGAAACTGCAGCAGAAGCTGAGCAAGCTGCCGCCACCGCTCCTGGTGGAGAGTTGGGGGGTGATGCACCTGAAGCTGGCGGAGCCGGCGCAGCAGGCGCTGAACCAGAGCTTGGTGCCGGCCCAGACTTGGGCGGTGACCTAGGGGACTTAGGCGGCGGAGCTGAAGCTGGCGGCGGTGGCGGAGGTGATGAGCCACCTGCACCTGAAGCCGGCGGAGCAGAGGAAGGTGACCTATTGGCAGCCCCACCCGGTCGAAGAAACGATGGCGGCCGCCAAATGAAAAGAGAGGGCGGTAAGATTAAGACCACCACTCCTAAGTCTCATGGGTTTTATGAACCAAGAATGAATTTTGCAGGAGGTGACAGAAGACAGTCTGCAGGGATGGGCAAGAACATGACTAGAGCAGCGTCTCCAGAATTTGGCACAAAGAGAAAGAATTTTCCTGGAGCTTCAGAATTATCACAACTCGTACGAGGTTCGGGTGTTTATGAAAGCAAGTTAACTATTTATTCTAAGGAGGAGGAAGATAAAATTTTGAAAGACCAAGAAGAGTTGAAAGTTTTGTTTGAGAACTTAACCAAAGAGTCGAGGAAAGAAGATAATGAGACTGAAGCATAATAAAAAAAGAAATACCGCGTTCGTCTATGAGGCACTAGTCAGAGAACTGACAAAGTCGATTGTTAAAAACAACAAAAATAAGCAAATGAAAATAGTGTCTATTATGAAAGAACACTTTGCTAAAGGAACAGAACTTAACAAGGAGCTTGACCTTTACAAAAGTGTATACGAAACAAAAGATATCGACAGAAATGTAGCAGAAAAAATAATAACAGAGGCCAAAAGAAGACATTCAGACCTCAACAAGAAAGCAGTATTCCAAGAACAATCAGCGCTTATAAACAAAATAAATAAAACTCTTTCAAAGGACTTATTTAGCAGCTTCGTGCCAAACTATAAAAGCCTGGCCACTGTCTATTCAATATTTCAAGAAGCGCTTCCAGTAAAAGATAGAGTACTCCTAGAAGAAAATATCTTAGAGCACATGTCCGCGTCTGTTGATACTCCGGACCAAAATCAAAAACCAATAGACAATATTATTTACAACACCTTTGTCAGCAAGTTTAACGAAGAATATTCTACAACTTTAAATGAAAACCAAAAAACTCTTTTAAACAAGTACATATCTTCATTTTCTGATAATGGTTTAGAATTCAAATTCTATCTTAACGAAGAATTGGGAATGCTGAAAGAAAAATTGAAAGATTCGAAGAAAACAAAAGTAATTAATGAAGATGAGAGTTTAAAAAGTAAGATAGATGATGTATACTCTATACTAGACTCATATAAAGAAAAAGACATTGACCCTGTTTTAATAGAAACTATTTTGAAAACACAGGATTTAATACAAGAGATAAACGAAGATGACTCTGACAGTTGATATTAAAAAGAATCCCACAATATCATTAAAAGCTAGAAGAACGCTTGATGGTAATGTGCTAATTTTCGACCACGAAGATGTGGACTTGTACCTTTCTGTAGAAGGAAAGAAGTGTGTATCTTTTCCTAAAGACCAAATGAGTGACAAAGTTTATCAAACGCAAGACCGTATGTTTAAATTCTTATCTAAAAGAGGGGTTATTGACCATGCTTCAATCCGAGGAGGCAATATACATGGCTCTCTCGAAGCAAAAATGTTAGAGTCCAAAGTACCAGGCGTCGATACCCTTCAGGCATGCTTATATGTCATTAATGAGTTTATGGACGATGAGCGTCCGTTCTTCAAGACTAGCTCAGAGTTTGAAGAGGAAAGGCTAGATTACCTGTTGAAACCTTCAGACGAGGACTCAACTGAACTTGGTGATGTACCACAAGAACCACAGAAAGGTTCTCTACATCCAGGAATCCGTCCGTATGGTTTCATGTATAACTATTCGTTAGTTAGAGAATCCCAGAAAGAGGATTGATGCAATTATTATACTTCTGCCTCGCCGCTGCCGGCATGACCCAAATATTAGTTTATGGTAAGATTTTTGATAAAATTCGCCCAGTCAATGGTTGGTTTGGGCAACTTTTTTCTTGTTCTATGTGTATGGGTTTTTGGGTTGGTGTTTTTTTGTGGTTGACAAACAACTTAACTACACTATTTACTTTTGACTATTCTATAGTCACGGGATTGTTTCTTGGCTGTGTTAGTTCTGTGGTTAGTTACTTGGTAGATGCAGTATTTGATGACCATGGAATAAAGATAGACCATGGATAAAAGGAGTTACAATGAGCAATTTCAACAATATAAGGTGGTACCTAAGACCAGTAGCTAATTGCTGCAAGGGAGCTTAGCTGATGCGGGTGGCCCCCGCAAGAGGATGGAAATGAAGCTTATAAGAGAATATTATGAATTGTGTGACGGCGGAATATGTCAAGACCTTCTCACAGAAGCAGAAAAGAAGTTTGTAGCAGAAGGTGGTAGAATGTTATCCGGCCTAATGCAAGAAGCCGAAGTTGAAAACGGTAACGGCCGTAAATACCCACTGAAGGTCTTGATGCGAGAAGTGGAGAACTATAGACGGCTCGTGAACGCCAATCGGGCTTTAGGAGAATTAGACCACCCAGACTCTCCAATAATCAATCTTAATAACGCCTCGCATATTGTCACTGATATTTGGATGGAAGGTCCAAAGTGCTTTGGTAAGATAAAGGTACTACCAACCCCTTCTGGTCAAATACTAAGAGCATTAGTTGACTCCGGAGTACAGTTGGGTATTTCTTCTAGAGGTTTGGGCTCGCTGGAAAAGAAAGGTAAAATTAGTATGGTGCAAGATGATTTTCAGCTTATCTGTTTTGACATGGTTTCCGACCCTTCAACACCAAATGCTTTTATGAATCTAAACGAATCCAACCAAAAAACCAACATCTTTACTCACGGCGACCGTATTAACCGTGCATTGAATGATATATTATATAAATTTGAGGATTAAATGAAAAGGTCAGAGTTAAAAGCTATCATCAAAGAGTGTGTAAGAGAAACTCTGTTCGAAGAGGGTGTCCTATCAGAGATGATTGCGGAAGTTGCTTATGGCCTCACTCGGGCACAGAACTTGATGGTTGAGTCAAAGCCCCAACAAACACAAGTCCAGAACACCCAAGCACAACAACAACTTGAAGAAGAGCGTAATGAGGCCCGCCGGAAAAAGTTGTTGGAAACAAAAAGAAAGATGTTAGATGCAATGGGCGATAAAAAGATGTCAAAAGTTTTCGAAGGGACAGAACCACTTTCGTCAGCCGGAAATCCAAATGCACAAGCTTCCCCACAGGGCCCCCTTGCTGGTAGGGACCCTAATGATGCGGGTATAGATATCAGCGGTTTGTTTAGTTTAGCAGGTCAAAAGTGGAATCAATTAAAGTAAAGGATTAACAATGGGACGCAGAACACCAGTTCACGTAGAGGTCAAAGTTTATGACCAAGAGCAAATCGAGAGAATGATTAAGAAGTTCACTAGAAAGGTTAAGAAAAGTGGAGTTCTTGACGAGGTTAGAGAAAGAAGGCACTACACAAAACCTTCTGTTAAAAGAAGAAAGAAGAAATTAGAAAAGCAGAGACTAATTAAAATAGCAAACGCAAAAGAAAAAAAGCGTTTCGAGAACGAATATAAGTGACGGAGCATTAAAATGGCAGGATTTAGCAACACACCACCAGCATCAGAATTTCACAGACATAGCAGCTGGGGTAGGACCAGAAGACCAAAGAATGTTAACGGTGCCAGCAGCACTGCAGAGGCAATTCCTGTGGCCAACGAGCCATCCGATATGGCAGACGGTACAATTACTGGAGCTTACTTTACGGAAAATCAAAGATTTTTACACCTGTCTTTGGACACTGACCCAACAGGTGAAAGCATAACAATCACCGTTTGGGGTTTCATGCATGCCTCTGGCCGCTGGGCGCCTTTGTATGATACTAATGGAACGGCCGTTGCAATAGCAGCCAACGATACTCAAAAATATCAGGTTTTTGAGATTGCAGGCACAGACAAGGTTTATTTCCAAGCTAGCGGTGCATTTGGTGCTAATAACTTTTTTCATGCGGCATTATCTAGCTTCTAGTCACCTCAAAACTTTTTCCATCCCTTTACTAAAATAAAATACTATTTATCTAGAGAAAGTTTTCTTATTTGTACAATAGTATACTATTTTAGGAGTTAATATATAATGTCAAGTCTACTGGAAAGAGCAATCGTTGATGCTACAGCTTTAAAAGAAGCAGCTCTGAAAAACGCAGAGAATTTAGTTATCGAAAAATACTCAGACGAAGTAAAAGATGCAGTATCACAGCTTCTAGAACAAGACGAATTAGGTCTTGACATGGAAACCCCGGACGCTGGCATGGAGGACCCTCTTGGCCTAGGCGGCCCAGAAGCTCCAGAACCAACAGAAGAAACTGATGAAGAAACTGCCGCAGCCGAAGAGTTTAGAGACAGCACAATAGGTGATATTCCGGACGCTTTTGGGATAGACCTTAAAGATCCTGACGACCAAATGGTAAACATTAACTTAGATTCGCTAAGAGTCGACCTACCAGAAGAAGAAGACGGCCCATTCGCCGGCGATGATGAATTCGCTGATGACGAAATCGGAATTGATATTGAAGACGAAGATTTCGAAGAAGACTTTGAAGATGACTTTGAAGATGACTTTGACGCAGATTCTGATTTTGATGTAGATACAGCAGATTTCGATACAGATACAGATTTTGATACTGACACCGGACTGGGGGTTGATATACAGACTGATATGTTGTCAGAAATGCTTGAAAATTTTACACTGGACGAAGAAGAAGAAATAGTTTACACACCAGAAGACCTAATAGGTGAATCGCCAATTGAGGCCATGACACCAGAAGATGAAGAAGAGCTAGAGGAAATGGACCTAGTTCCTGATACTGATTCTGCATCAATAGATGAGTTAGACGAAATGGACCCGAGAGGATGGCGCGGAATGGAAGAAGCTGTAAGAGTCGATTTCGAGCCACAAAAATCTGGTTGGGCAGGTACTCCTGAGAGTATGATGCGCGAATATGAAGAAATGTTGCTCGCAAGAGAGCAAGATAGTGAAATTAAAGAAAAGAACAAAGAGCTGCGTAAAACAGTAGCAGCTTTACAGAATGAAAACAAGACTTTAATATCTGTAGCCACTAAATTAGAGGCTCAGGTCGAGAAATACACTACAACATTAGAAACTTTGCAAGAAAAGTTGGAAACCACGAATGTTTCTAACGCGAAGTTGTTGTATATTAACCGTGCTTTAGAGAATGCCTCCCTGAATGAGCGACAAAAAGAAAAAATTGTCGAGTCCATTTCGAAAGCCACGACAGTACAAGAAGCAAAGATAGTTTTTGAGACACTCCAAGAGACAGTCACCTCTTCACCTGCAGAAAAGAGAGTAGGCAGCCTTAATGAGGCAGTTTCAAGACGTTCAACGCTACTTGTCGGCGCTCGAAAAGAGCAAAAAGAGAAGTCTGCTAATCCAGCATTCGATAGATTGCAAAGACTAGCAGGAATAAAGAAATAAAAACATTTTTGGAGGTATAATACAATGTCTGTATTACAAAAACTAACTGAAGGTGTTGTCTCTCGTGACGTTCGCAAGGAAGGCGAAGCTCTTCTCTCCAAGTGGGAGCAGACCGGTCTTCTTGAAGGACTTGGCGAAGGACAACAGAAGCAAGGAATGGCCGTCTTGCTTGAAAACCAGGCTAAGGAGCTTCTCCGTGAGGCTTCATCTATGGCAGCTGGCGATGTCGAAGGTTTCGCAGCAGTTGCTTTCCCAATCGTTCGTCGTGTATTCGGTGGATTGATTGCAAACGATCTTGTCTCGGTTCAGCCGATGAGCTTGCCATCTGGCCTCATCTTCTTCCTTGACTTTACGCACGAAGAGTCACGCGGTGGCGCCATGGCAGGCCAGTCAATATATGGTGGTAACGTTGT